TTGATCTCCTTGACGCGAGGAGGCTTCGGCTTCGGCTCAGCCTTCTTGGCCTTGGAGCGCCGACGCTTCTTCAGCTTGGGCACGGCGTTCGCCACCTTGAGCGCGTTGTTCGCGCCGCCCAGCTGCAAGACGATCTTGACATTCTTGGCGTTGGCGCCAGCCGCAACCGCCGCGTTAGGATTGTTCCCGACGCTCTTGAGGATATTGGCCGTCTTGACCACGTTCGTCACACCGCCCGCATTCTCCACAAGGTTCAGAGCCTTGTTCGCCCCGCCGGCATTGAGCACGGCCGTCGCCTCGGCCGGGGGCAGCACGTTCTCGATGGGCGCCATGATCGGCATGGGCGGAATCTGGGGCATCGGACGCGGCACGGCACCGAACTGGGGCTGGTTCGGTGGGGCCTCGAACGTCGGCCGGAGGTTGCCAAAACCCGAGGGGCGCGGCTGGTTCGGGATGTACGGGATGCCACGGGACAGGGGTGCGAGACCACGGGACGCGCGGTTGGCGTTGAGCAGCCGACGCTTGTTGTTCTGCTCGCGGCGCATTCTCTCCATGATCTGGCGTTCAGCACCCGCGATGTTCGCGTTGACATTCAATCCCGATGCGTTCGCGCGCAGTTGGCGAAGACGGCGCAGGGCCGTGTTGGTGTTGCGTTCATCCGCGGTTTTCTGTATGCCGTTACGCAGGGCCGTCACAAAATCTGAACGATACGGCTCGTTTTTGAACGTACCCAAGTGCCGAGCCCACGAGCGCAGACGGGTCGAATTAAGGGTCAGGCTACGGAGAGCGGCCGCGTCACGGCGCGCCTTGGACTCGATGGCCCGGATCAGCTTCTCACGAAGGGGTTCGGACATGCGATTAAAGTAACGCTCACGAATGCGCATGAGATCATCCGTGGGTGTGTAGTTGGAGATATTACGCTGGGATATGCCCAGGATCGCCAACTCGCGGTTGGTGTTCGTACTCATCCCTCTATATCTCTTGGCAAGATTAATTGCTCCCTGGATCGTCTCCGCGCGCAGTTTTTTCTCGAGTTCGGGGCGTAGGGAAGCGGACACGCGTATCGGCTTCCCGTGCTCCTCGGGATTCAAACTGTACCTCTTGCCGTTGAATTCAAAATTTTTCGACGTAGTTCCTGTACCCTCTATCATCGTCGAAATGAACGCATTCATATTCTTATTTTTATTCATATTTTTTTCCACGACGGACCGCCGCCAAGCAACCGGAGCGTAGCGCGTCTTGGTCATTCTCTGGAAGGGGGTCGAAACCGCCACGAGTTTCGCGTATAGAGCCTTGGCGTTCTCGTTGGTCATTTTTTCACCCGGTGCGCTGAGACGGCGCGCGAGGATGGCTGCGGCCCGTGGATTCTCTAGTATCCCGCGTTGGGTCATGCCGAGTTTACCTGCCAAATTTGTCAGTTCGTTTTCTGCGAGCTTCGGGACGTGGTAGCGAGTTCCGGAAACGCGGCCCGGGGGTAGGGTCAGTGTACCGGACTTGAGCCCCTGAAGGATGGTGGCCGGCGACAAACCTTTCAGTTTTTTAGCCACCCGGACAGACAGGGCCTCGGGTGTAGGCTTGATCCCGGTCGCGGCACCCTCGGCCTCGGCCTCCTTCACCACATCCTCGACCGCCTTCCCCCTGATATTCTGAAGGCTAGGCATCTTCATGGGTGAGTAACGGGACGTGAGGAACATGCGGGGTGCCGAACGCGCGCTCATCCCTGGAATCTTCGCCCCCTCTGCATCATACCGCGAAGTAATAAGCTGGAGCCGCGACCCTTTGAGCAAAGTCTTCAATCTTTCGAGCGAGAATACCGCGCTGGCAGCGGAGAGCACGCCCGCCACCCCCGTGAGCCCCTTCTTTCCTAATTCTAAAATTTCCATAATTTTCTTGAGAGCCTTTTCCTTCCACGTCGGGGGGGCCCGGCCGTACACCGCCGCATAGGCTATTTCCATGAGGCGATCCTCGTCAGACTTTTCAAAAATGGAGGTGACCTTGGCCCATCCACCCTTGAATGCGGAGAGAATTTGGGCCGCGAGGGCGGCCGTGGCGGGTGGGGCCGTCGTGACAGCCTGAGCCAACTGAGTCGGCGAACCCTTTTTCAATTCTTCTTCAACTATTTTCATAAAGGGATCGTTGACGTTCCGTGGCTTATTTTTGTTCGGCAGTACCTCCACGAGATTACCCGCCATCTACTAGGGCCCGCGAAAAAAAAGGGTCTTGTGGACACCTGGCCCTCGGGGGCTTTGGGGTCAGTACCGAAACACAAACATGCGTCTCCTGTCTCACCAGCACGCGGGTGTCGAGTGGCTTCTCAAGCGCGAGCGCGCCCTGGACTATCCAGGCGGTTTCCTATGCGACGAAATGGGCCTGGGTAAGACTGTCCAGCTCATCGCCACTATGCTGCAGAACCCCATGCCTCGCACGCTGGTCGTAGTCCCCAAGTCCCTAGTGACACAGTGGGCTTCGGAGATCCAGAAATTCGCACCTGATATGACGGTTCACACATTTGACGGTGCCAAGCGCCGCGTCAGCCCTACCGCGCAGGTGACTATCGCGCCGTACTCGGTGCTGCCGCAGCGCAAGGGTGGCCCCGTCTGTCCACTTCTGGGCGTCTCGTGGGACCGCGTTATACTCGACGAGGGTCACGAGATTCGCAACCCGAAATCCAAGACGCACATCGCGTGCAGTGCCATGGGTGCCCGCGTGCGCTGGGTCGTCACGGGTACCCCCGTCTTCAACTCCATTAAGGATTTCGCGGCGCTTGGGTTGTTCATCGGAATCCCCAAGAGTCACGTCCAGTGCTACTCGGATGATATTCGCCAAAAGTACCTGCTCCGTAGAACCAAGGCGGATTGCACGCGGTTCACCCTCCCGCCGTGTGAGATCGAGACGGTCGAACTCGACATGAATCCAGCCGAGTCGCAGCTGTACCACCAGGTTTGGCTTCAGTCGCAGCAGACCGTCTCGGACATCTTCGCGACCGGTGAAGCCAATAAACACCAGATGGAGATCATCGAGGCGCTGCTACGTGTCCGTCAGGTGATGGCCTGGCCGCAACTCTACACGGACGGAATGGCCGTCAAGACTGGGACCGACCCCGTGGCCTGGACCGGTGGCTCGACCAAAATGGACGCACTCATCGAGTCAATCAAATCGCACCCCAAGGAAAAGTCGTTGATCTTCGCGCAATTCATGGGTGAGATGGATGAGATCCACTTGCGCCTCAAGGCGGCCGGCTTCCGCGTGTACCGGATAGACGGCGGTGTCGCCACTGAGCAGCGGGCCGCGCGCATAGAGCGCTTCAAAAAGACGGAGAAACCCGCTGCATTTATTATCCAGATCAAGGCGGGGGGGGTGGGTCTGAACCTCGCGGAGGCTTCAAGGGTCTACATCACCACGCCCGCCTGGAACCCCGCGACGGAGCTGCAGGCGATTGCACGCGCGCACCGCAACGGCCAGCTCCAGAAGGTCCACGTGAAGAAGCTGATTTACAAGGGGTCGGAGACGCTGCCGAGCATAGAGCAGTCCATCCTCGAACTGCAGGGGCACAAGTCGGCGGTCTGCGCGGAGGTGCTGCAGGACGAGCGGTTGAGATCGCAGCTGCCGACCGCCCCCAAGAATGGTGTGACGGTCCGCGCTGTCCGCAAGATATTCGCGGTGTAATACAAAGATGACCAGTCCAGGATCCATACGTCGCAAGCGCGCCATGAATGCAGGGAACGCCGCCGTAAGGGCCCGGACCGCCGCGATGACGCGTGCGAATGGGCTCCGGCGCCAAATCTACCTCGCGGCCCTCTTTAATAGTCTCGTCCGTCCCCCCATTAAAAAATCACCCAAACGTAAATGACCATCCGCCAACTCCGCCTGAAACACGCACGGGCCCTGCGTGAACTCGCGGCTTCATACGCGCGCCGCCGGGCAGCCATCATCAAGGCCCAGAAGGCTCAGATGCGCGAGCGCCTCAGTCACGGCCCGAAGAGCGGCAGCCACGGCAAGTCTCTCGCATATTCGAAAAAGTGGCATGACCTCCTTTCCAAGCCGCTCATCAGTCACAATAAAAAAATATAGTCCTTTTATTAAATGCACGACCAGACCATCGGTTCCCGCGCCCAGGTTTTCAACGGCACCGCCCACCACACCACGGGTGGCCTCGTCAAGAAGGACCTCAAGAAGAACCCCAAGACGGGTGAGATTGTCAGCCGGGCCAAGGCCTCGGCCGAGAAGAAGAACCCGTGGATCGTCGCGGTCGGCAAGGCCAAGAAGGAGCTGAAGATAAAGAAGGGTGAGATGGTCCTTGTCTCGAAGGGCACGCCCCTGTACGAGAAGGCCAAGGAGCTCATGAAGTAAAATCAGTCGTCGTCCAGGAGAGCGCGCCGCGGGATGACCACGGGTGAAGACCCGTAGGAGCCCGTGTGTGGTGCGGAGGATTCCCCCTCGGCCCAGATGCGCACCTGCGTCGCGCGACACGTCAGACCATACTTGTCGTTAAAGTGATAAGATCCGGGAATTTCCATAATACACGAGACGTCCGCACCTTTCATACGCTCGGCCCCGTCGGCCACGAGCGTCCCATCCGCCCTGAAAAATAGGGTGCCATCGTCCACCTTGAGGCGGAGCGTGCCCGCCTTGAGGTTAGAGCTAAAGGGCACGTCCGAACACAACTTCTTCTCGAGAATTTCGTACCAATTCACGAAATCTTCGTCTGGAATACTCACCTGAAAAGACTTGTACTCGGTGTTCACGCCCCACTGACACAGGCCCCTAGGCAACTGGAACTTGAGAGGGCCCAGCCCCGCCAGCGTAAACTTGGGACGCGCCCTACCCGTCCCTGTTTCGATCTCTATGTCGTCGATACAGACCTCATTCCACTTGGGCATTCTTTAAATTATTTTGTCTGCATTTTTTAAGTACATATGCCGAACGGACGTGAACAACCCTTGGGAAATATGAGCTTTGCACAGATGGTGGCGTCCGTGAATCGCCTGTATAAAGCGACCGCCAAAAATTCAGCGCGGCGGGCCCTCGCGCGGCTCGTGGAAAACGAAAAGAAGGCTGAAAGCCGCGTGGTTGCCGTCATGCAGGCCAAACGTGAGGCGGCTGAAACGGCCCGGAAGATTGCCAATTATCACAAGGCTCAGGCGGCCAAAGCAGTCTCGGTGGCCAACGCGTTGACCAAGGCTGCAAATGCGCGTTCACCGAACTTTGTTCGCCGCGGTCGTTTCAAGGTGTACAACTCGTAATTCAGTCGCCCATGTGGCCCTCACACCCGGTGTGAACGTGTAGTCGCCCACGGGCCCGTACATTTCAAGAGCGTACTCATCCTGCCTCAGGTTGAATATAGTCAGGCCATCGTCAACTAGGCTGATGTCCACGGGTCTACGAATTATATGCGCCCCTGGAACCACAAAGTTGTGGAGCGACTGCGTCGCGCGGTCATAAAAAAGTCCATCGTGACTCTTGAGCAGCCAGCCGATGTGAGCAGAGCGCCATGAGGGGAGACGCTTGGGCCCGATCCCTAGTTCCCGCCTCGTGTCTATGCTCAGATCAGCCGCGTAAAGGACCTTGGAGATCCACATAAATTAATTTACGAACTTTATTTCGCCCCGAATCACGAGGTGGTTGCTTAGTGTACGCGGCCCGAACCGGAAGGCCCCGTATATAGTCATGTCGTAGGGTTCCCACCCCATGTTGAATACATACAACTGCCCCGGACTTCTGAAACAAGAAAATTTTAAATTTTTTCTTTTCATGTAAAACTCAGGAAAGGGTCGAAAGTCCCATAGGGTCTGAGTCGCGTTGTCGTAGACCAACTCGTTTCTAGAAAAGTTTTTAAAATTTAGTTTTTTGGGAGCAAGACCGAGATCGAGCCGGGTGTCGATGGGCAGGTCCGCCCGCGAGAGGACCTTGGTGACCAGGTAGGGCCCCAAGGGTTCCATGACCCCTTAGTCGAGGCAGTGTTTATTTTTGCACTCGTAAAACTTTGTACGGTTGACAAAGTTGCCTCGGGCATTTTCGAGGGCCACCACCGTCATGCGTTTTTTGGGAAACTTCCGCCCGTACCCATGGGGATGGGCCGGGTCGAGCGGTATCCACGTGCGTTTCCACGGGTGCCACGCCTCGACCCACAGAGCGTCGGCACCGTGCCAGTACCCGAGCAGCAAGCGGGCCCGGACCCCCTTGCGCTTGAGGATCGTCAAGAGCCCCTGTGCAAACTCACCCCCTCGACCGTACCCAAACTTAAAGAAGTTTTCGGGGTCTAGGAACCGTCTGAATTGCTGCTTAGTCCCACCCGGGCACTTGTACGTCTCGAGGGCCCCTTTGCGCACGGGCCGTCGGGCATAGACCCCCTGTGCGCACTTGACAGGATGGTAAAACCAAAACTTTTTATAAAAATTTTCAACAAGTTTTCTGATCCAAGATTCCCAACGCGCCGGGGTAGCCGGTGGGCCCCCCGCGGGAACCAGAGTGGGGATGCGGCGGGCTGACGCCCGTGCGACCCGCAGTCTAAGAACTGACCGAAGAGTCATCCTTTGTATGTGTCGGGGTATATTTTCAGCCTGAACGCACCTCTGTGTTCAGCCTCAGCCTGAACACATCATACACGCCTCGGGGTTTTCACGCGAGCACGCGAGGGTCGCCGCCTTGACCGCCTCGGGATCGAGCGTAAACTTGATGGGTTGGGCCTTGGCACGGGTCCGTAGATAGTACATGCCCGTCTTGAGCCCTTTGCGCCAGCCGTACATGTGCATCGAGCTCAACTTTGCCATCGACGGATTCTCCATGAAGATGTTCATAGACTGTGACTGGTCGATGTAGGCGCCACGATCAGCCGCCATGTCGATGATGGACTTTTGCGGAATCTCCCAGGCTGTCCGGTACACCGCCTTGAGCTGGTCGGGCAGGCCCTCGATGTGCTGGACCGACCCGTTCGCCGCGATGATGCCATTCTTGAGATCCTTGGACCAGAGCCCCAGCTTTTGCAGGTCCCGAACCAAGTGCTTGTTGATCATCACAAACTCACCGGCGAGCGTGCGGCGCAGGTAGATGTTGGTCGTGTACGGCTCGAACGCCTCGTTGTTGCCCATGATTTGGGCGGTGCTTGCGGTGGGCATCGGCGCCACGAGCAGGGAGTTGCGGAGGCCATGTGTTTTGACCATTTCGCGGATGATGTCATACTTCTTGAACTCCGGTCCCCACATATCAGGCTGGAGAATACCCTGTGACGCCGGTGAACCCTGAAACGTTTCATATGGACCCTCTTCCTCAGCGAGCTGACACGACTCCGTGAGTGCTTCGTGATAAATCCACTCGAAGATTTCCTTGTTGTGCCAGCGGGCCTTGTCGGAATCGAAGGGTAAACCGAGCATCTGGAACACATCAGCCAGACCCTGGACGCCGATGGCAATGGGCCGGTGGCGCATGTTGGACTTCCGGGCTGCCTCAGTCGGGTAGTAGTTCCGGTCGATGACGCGGTTCAGGTTACGAGTCACGACACGAGTCACTCTCCCTAACTCGTCAAAGTCGAACTCACCGTCCTTCACAAACGTCGGTAGGCAGATGCTCGCCAGGTTGCACACGGCCGTCTCGTCCGGCGTGCTGACCTCCATGATTTCTGTGCAGTTTCCGGTAATCACGCCGTTGAAGATGCCCATGTGACGTTTCGGCTCATTGAAGCAGTAGGTTGCGTCCATGCGACCGAGTTTCGTGATGGACACGACTTCTACACCATCGACAAGTTCACCAGTTTCGTGATGAATCCATGAAATTGTGCGGTCGCCCACGTTCAACTCCTTAGCACATAACGGACCGTCATTACAAGTGTCGATGTAAAATTTATGTTCGGGGGTACATTCGATGGAGGTGCCGTCAGAAAAACTGATAGTCATCAAATGCGAAAATTCAGACGTTCGGCGAACAGTAACTACTGACCACTCACGGCCATTCCAAATCTCGACGGCGACGTCGCGCAATTCGTCGATCCGCTTGTAACCACTTCGGGTGAGAACCTTCGTCTCGGGCGCCACACACAAATTGCTCGACTTGATCGTGCCGATGTTCTTCTGGTTGCTCTTCTCGTTTGCAGCGTCCTTGTAGCACATGTAGGGAGTACCGGTCTCAATCTGGGACCGCAGGATGGAGTCCCACACCTGACGGGCCTTGACGACGCGCTTGAACCGCCCCTGTGCCACGTACATACGATACAGCTCATTAAACTCCTCACCGTAGACGTCCGGGAGGCCCGGGCACTCGTTTGGGCACATCAGGTGCCAGTCCTCGTCAGCCTCGACCTTCTGCATGAAGAGGTCCGGGATCCAGAGGGCCGTGAACAGGTCGCGGCATCTGGCCTCCTCGTCACCCTGGTTCAGGCGCAGATCCAGAAACTCTAGGACGTCGGCGTGCCAAGGCTCGAGGTAGAAGGCGAAGGATCCCTTGCGCTTCCCGCCACCCTGGTTGATGTAGCGGGCCGTGTTGTTGAAGACGCGGAGCATGGGGATGATGCCGTCAGACTTGCCCTTGGTGCCCTTGATTTCAGAGCCGTTGGCGCGGATATTGGAGCAGTGCACGCCGATGCCCCCCGACCACTTGGAGATGTGGGCGCACTCCTTGAGCGTCTCGAAGATGCCCTCGACGCTGTCCTCCTTCATGGCGACCAGGAAGCAGCTGGACATCTGGGGGTTCGGGGTGCCGGCGTTGAATAGTGTGGGCGTCGCGTGCGTGAAGAACTTCTGGGACATGAGCTGGTAGGTCTCACGGACGCGTGGATAGTCGTCAGCGTGTATACCGAGCGCCACGCGCATCAGCATGTACTGGGGCGTTTCTCCGGGAAATAGGTAGCCCTTTTGCAGGGTCCGAAGGCCAAAGTAGCCAAAAGTGTAGTCTCGCGAGTGATCAATCTCGGCGTCCAAGTCCAAGCACAGACACTTCATGAAGTGCTCGCTCACGTAGCCCTTGGCGTAGAGGGCGAGGGCGCAGTCTGAAAAGCACTTGGGGCTCGTCTTGTGCAAGTCGCTAACGGCCACGCGGGTCGCGAGCGTTTCGTAATCGGGGTTTTCGGTCATCAGGTCTATCGCCACGTCGGCGCTCAAAGAGTCCACGGCGCTCGTATTTATTCCGTCGTACATGTTCGAGAAGACCTTCTGGGCGACCCGGTCGGGCTGGACGTCGAGCTTGGGTCCGTGTGTCCCGGCGTCGCACAGCTTGCGCAGCCGGGCCGTCACCTTGTCGAATAGCATGGGCACCTCATCACCGTTCCTCTTGATGACCTTCATTGAAGTTTATGCGTCTTATTTTTTTATCCAGGTCCATGGTAGTACACTATGGCGACGAAGCTACAGCCCAGCCCGTTGACCGACGCTTTCTTTTCTGAATTTAACCGTGGACTTTTGCAGCGGTCCATGCAGGCTGAGATCAAGGCCCGGACAGGCTACGCGATAGACACGCAAAATGACGCGGATCTCCAGGCCCTGATGAAGCGCGTCTACGTGAATATGGCCGTGGACCCGTTCACGGACGTGCGCGGTCAGATCGACCGCATGAACGCCGTCGTCGTCCGCGAGGCCACAGCGACCATCACGACGGGCGTCCTTCAGCACATGGTCTACCTGCGTGATATTGCGAGCAACCCAGTGCCGCTGGCGCCTCCTCGCAACACGAGCACCTACGGCATGAAGCTCCCCTACAACTTTAAGATTGGGTCCTAGTAAATGAGACCACTCGATGACATCCTTATCGGTTTTTTCATATTCTTCGCCATCGATCGGCTTGTGCGTCTGTTCAGCAATACAGTGGTGGCTGGCGCTCTCAAGGCGCGTGGTGCCAGCCCAGAGTCGGTAGAAAACTGGAAGACGGGTGTCGAGGCGGTGATTCTGGGCACGGGTGTCCTGCTCGTGTGGCGTTACAGACACGCTCTGGGCCGCTTAAACAGATCGTGAGCTCTATGAATAAGATGAACCAGTATCGCGATGAGACGATGTTGATGTGTAAACACAAGGGATGGGACAAGGCTCCCGTGAGTACCGTATGGCTACTCTTCACGGAGGAGGTGGGGGAGCTCGCCTCGGCCATCAGGCAGTATCACCGGGCCTATCGCAAGTCTGGGCTCAAGAAGGACAAGGGGACGGACGTGGTGACGGAGATGGGCGACGTGTTCAGTTATTTATTTCAACTCGCGTCAATGCTCAATGTAGATCTGGACCAGATGTGGTCGGTCCACCGGGAAAAGGTCCAGCACAAGGTGTACAAAGAGAAAAATGTCGGCGTATGTTAATGGCGACGGCTTGGATGATTAATGATGACTTGGCCATAAATAAATTTAACCCGTACACGTGGTCCGGTACATATGGCGTGCCTACGGACGGCTCCAAGTGGAAGAGCGACGGCACCTACACCGTAGAGATTGATGAGCGTCCGACCGTGTACACCGACGCCAACCCCGCACTCAAGGACTTCAACCCGGTCCATTTGATGCGCTCGGGTCCTATGTATCTTAAAGAGATGCCCGGGCACGCCACGGCGCCATTCAACGGCTTCCCCGCCCGCAAGTACGAGTTTGATAACGGCGTCGTGACGTGGAACCGTCCTGATTTGTCTCGTGGCTCGCGTGCCGAGTACGCGTTCCAGGAGCCAAGAGCCAAGACGTGGGACCTGTGGCTCGTCTTGTTGATCATCATCGTGGCCGGTATCATTTACTCGCGTAGGGGCCGTTAGATGGATGCGACGCGTGGAGCCACCACCTTGATGAGCTTTTTTGCTAAATTTTCCTTTTCAAAAAGGGCACGTTTATCCAGCCCGGGACAATAATGCGTCTCGAGCTGAATACACCTGGCACAGAAATTCCCCGTGCACTCCTTGCACGTCAGAAACTTGGGGCGGTGCGGGCACTTCCAACCCGGGCTCGGGGCGGATTTCATCTAGTACTACTTGACATTTTGGAACGGCCGCCACGTCCCACTGTACTTCACACAACCCATTTTCTCGCGCCCGTAGGACCCCATCCCAAAACTTTTGCATGGTTTCCAGGTGTTTGGCGAACCACTCGCGGTCACGTGTGACCCGCGTCACCATGAAAATCTCGGGCTGGTCCACCTCCGCGTGGACCGGTGGGAGCCCGTGCTCGTTGCAGGGCCCCTTGGTCGGCACGTAAGCCTTGCAGGCCGGCCGGTACTGCACGAAATCACAATTTTCAAAATCGAGAATTTCGAGCAAGAGCTGGATCTGGGGCAGGTAGTGCTTGGGCACCTTGTCCTCGATCTTGCGCGTCAGGGGGCACTTGATCTCCAAGAGGATCCCATCCTCCGTGACGCCGTCGGCCGACCCCCCGAGGAACGGGTACTTGGGGTGCTGCACGAGCCCAATCTCGTGGGACTTTTTGCCACAGCGCTCGTCATAAAGGTCGCGCGCCACTGGTTCCAAGAGGGTCCCGTGGGCCGTGGCGGCATTGCCCGCCCAGGCCGTCTTCAGCACCTTTTTACGGAGCAGATCATCCGGCCGTTCATAGCGATTGTGACCGAGCGCGCTCGCCACGTCACTGGCCGTCAGCATGGTCTCGCGGAGCGCCAGCCACTCGGGGCTGCGCTGGTCCGCATACGTTCGCCCCAGTAATTCGACCACTTTGGGATCCATTCGTTTTGAAACGTCGGTCCGTCTTAAGTAGTAGTTGTGCTGCGTTCTGCTCAGCCTGCTTCTTGGTACTCGCGAACCCACAACCTAGTTCCTGCCCATCCACGATGACCGTCACCATGAATGTGCCGTCCCGGTGAGCGTCGACCCGATAGTCGGGAAGGGCGAGCTTTTCCGCCTGGCACCACCTCATGAGTTGATCCTTATAATTGTCGTCCGTGAGGTTCGTCTCAACCTTTTCAAACGACTCGATGATGAATCGCTTGGCATGGACCATCCCGAGGTCCAGATACACGGCACCTATGAAAGCCTCGAATACATCCTCGAGAATCTTAGGATTGGTGTTCCACCCGTTGCGCATGCCCTTTTCGTCCATGATGATCCATTTGTCAAATTCGAGCGTCTTGGCTATGGTGGCGAGCGTCGTGCCACGGACCATCTTCGTACGGGCCTTTGTCAGGAACCCCTCCTGCTCCTTTTCGTGCTTGTCAAACAGGAATTTGGTCACGACGAAACCTAGAACGGAATCACCCATAAATTCGAGCGTCTCATACGAGGACCCGAGGTTCTCAAAGCGCTTGAGTGCGGATTTATGGGTGAATGCGCGTGTGTAAAGTTTTTGATCTTTGATCTTGGTTCCCAGAAGCGCGTCAAGGACGCTTCTGGGAGGACCTGGGATCGGCTCCTCCATGTTGTTATATATTATTACACTAGGTTTAAGCCTCAAGGGGCGTGACGGAG